GTTATGACCTCCTTATGCTCAATAGTAGTCCGAAGACTACCTATCGACTCATCGCGTCTATTATATTACTAGAAATAAGTGGTTTTGTCAATAAGAAATTTTTGCAGGATGACTTTTATTATACAAAAGTCAGAATTTTTTCTCTTGAGCATAAGAAAAAACTCTTGTGCTCAAGAGTTTCCCTGTAAATATCATGCTAATTGCCACCTTATCATACCTAAATTATCAGATTTTATCAGAATGAAAATCTCCTAAAATCAGGCTTTTTTGGTTTCATCTTCCGTTAAATAAAGATAACTTCAAAAAACTTTTGGGGCAGATTTGGGGCAAAGATATTTTTTGATTCTAACAAAACACCGTTTTTGACAATAATCGAAAAATAAAAAGGATCTATTATTGACAAAATGGCGTTTTTGACAATAATACACCACGATTCCCTTTTCCTATTCTTCAAGAAAACGTTTTTTTGAAGAATAGGATTTAGAATTTAGTTTCCAATCGTTCAAAATGCGTGTTTTTGCAAAATAGAAATACAAACTCTAATTTTGTTGACGTCAACAAAATTGGCAACCAAGCGCTTTATAAAGCTATTTGTTGATGTCAACAAGTCGATTTTTCAGGCAAATCATTTATTTTGCTACCGACATTAATGTCGGTTGGTTTGATGTTTTCTTGATTCAGACAAAAAAAAACCGCAAGCCTGAGCCTGCGGTAAAAGAACATTTTAGAAAGTTTCCTTTCTATTTATTTTTAAGATTATTTAGTCGTAATCAAGCCGTCTGGCTCTACCGTGAACTCTGGCTTGTCTGCCATGCTGCCGTCTGGTTTTAGGTAATACCAGCCTTTTCCATCTGCTGACTGTACGAAGGCATTAGATACCATGTTACCTTCTTTAGCGTCTAGGTAGTACCAAGTATCCTTGTACTTAACCCAACCTGTCTTCATAGCACCTTCTACGTCAAAGTAGTACCATTTATCAGCAATCTTCTTCCAACCTGTCGCCATAGCGCCTGAGTGGTCAAACCAGTACCAATTGCCATCTACGTACTTCTTCCAACGATCTGCAAGCATGTAGCCTGACCCGTCAAAGTAGTACCAAGTGCCTTCAATCTTCTCAAACTTATCTTTTGGATAAGAGCCGTCTGAGTGCACATACCAGTAGCCTGTGCCGTTCTTCTTCCAGCCTGCTTCAATCGTCAAACCGTTCTCAATATCATACTTGAATTGGCTACGGCTGATACCCCATTTAGCAAGATAGGGATAAGGGTCAACGTGGTCTGAATGGTTGTCGGGTTGGTTATTCGTACAGTATTCATGCGTTTTGATACCTTCCAAGTCGTCTGTATCAAGAGTTTTCGGCAAGCCTGCTTCATCTGCTAGATTACGTAGCAATTCGATATACAGGCGGTAGTCTTCCATGAACTCTTCTTCAGTATCATGACTTTCAATCAGTTCAACCGCTGCATACGTTTCAGCATTCCAACCGCCTCCAACGTCGTAACTCCCGTTGTTTGTCGGGCCTACTTGCATGACACGTCCATTCCCTACTACATGAGAAAAGAACCCTAAATCAGGGTCCTTTCTATAGTGATAGTCCGCTTCATTTTGCACGGTAGAATTACGGTTTCCTGTAGAATGAGCGTGCACTTGTCGGTACGGTGCATAGCCTACTTGTGGTAAGCCTTCTCTGTATCTGCTAGTATCAATATCCATGTCTACTGTCCTTTCCATGCGTCATTCATCTGCTTCACGGCTGACTCAACGAACACTTCAAGCTCTTTATCTGTCATGCTGACATTGTATTTTTTAAGCTCTGAAATCATGTATACTTTAGCTTGCTCAAGCTTTTCATCACCTTTATATCCTGTTTCTTGAGCTACCTGCTCTACTGCGTGTACTGCATTTTTGGCTAGGATTTCAGCGATTTTTACAGCTTTCTCTCCGCCTTTTTGCAAAAGATACTCTTTTACTGCTTTTACAATGTTTCCTACTGCTACAGCTAAAAAGCCTGTAGCAAAAGCGATAATCAACTCATTAAATTGTGACATTGTTAAATTTCCTTTCTTTTATGGTAATTTCGTAGGCCAAGGCTCATCTGTCAAGTATGAGATGGCACTTACACGGATATCTCCAATATCTTTGTTAGTTGGGATGTCTTCGTTAAACGTGAATTGGATGAAATTTAGGTCAGATTTACCGCCTAAATACCAAATTCCATAAGGTCTACCCTTGTCATCATAAATTGGTCCTACAAGTGAATTTTCGCTTCTGAACCCTTCTGGAATACCGTTAGGATAAGTAAGTTTAGCCCCTTTGTCGCCACTGCTGTTGTGTCTTACAAATCCAGGTCCATTTCGTCTACCTACTCCAAACCAGCCCCACTGAAGGCCTCCGAACTGGTAAGTAACAAGGTTGTTTACTCGTCTGATTTTGATAAACGAGTTGCCTGCTCTAGAGACACTGCTTAAAGTTCTCCAACCTGTATCGCCAATTAAGACACGCCAACCCGTATTACCGCTACCTTTTTCTTTAATCCACTTGAGAGCACCGTTTGTGACATTGATATCTACGTAAGTAGTACCAATATCCGCCACAATACGGCCTTCTGGTGAGCCTGTACCACGGATTTCATGGCCTACGTTTTCGGGTAGAGGTAAAGTGACATTATTACCCCCGACAAGGCCGAGGGTATTTCCTGTTAATGTCAACTGAGGACTTGGAATCTCTGATTTTTTAGCATAATCAGCAAGCGACTGATGAGCAGTTAGATAGTGCTTGCCTTCAAGCTCTTCATGAGTGACAACTTGTGAGTAGTCAATTTCAGTCGCTTCGTGCATTTCCTGCTTCGTTGCAAAACGTGATCTGATATCCTTGATATCCTTACCGATTTCAGTTGCTAGACTTTCAAGGTTATTCATATCAATCACGCTTTCGCTGCATTATACGTTGCGACCAAATCAAGGTTGGCAAATTCGTCAATACGACGACCAAGGTCGGCTAGTTTTTGAACCACTGCGCCCTCAGTATCGCCACTCATGCTAGCGATTTTTTCAGCGATTTCTTTAAGCGTATCAAGATTTTCAGGAACACCCTCGCCCAAAATCTCAGCCTTAACTGCGGTTTTAGCTTGTTCAATCAGTTGTGTGACTGTAGCATTGTCAATCTTGCCATTAAGCAGCTGTTTTAGTTCCTTGATATCAACTCCGACCGCCTGCGCAAATGCCGTTAATTTTGTTGTATCCATATTTCTACACCTTTCCTAAATTATAATAAAAGAGCAAATCTGGGATTTCCTGACATGCTCCACCTTCACTTGCAGTTCTTTCTGCAAGTTGTTTTTTTACTTCTTTTTCAATGTCTAACTCCTTCAAAGTGTAGACATCTTCCGTAACCAATTCTTTATCTGAGTCTTCAATTTCAATATAAGTATCTCGATCGCTTGGGAAGATATACCCTCCAACCGAGATTTCCACTCGGTATTTTCCACTTGGCAAAATACTATCTAAATTAAAATTGACAGAATGGCTAGTGACGGGAGCCGTTGTCTTCCATCTTCGTTGTCCCTTTGTAAGAGTGACAACCGCATCTTGACCTTCAAACAAGGTCATGACACGGTAATTCTCGTCTAACAACTCAAACCCAAAGGTAGAAGACAAATCCCCTTGCTTAATAAGGTCGCCACCATCAATCCGAGCCAAATTGGTTGTATTAACTCTGCGGTTGTTACAACCCATTCTGCGCCCCTTTCTCGTCTTCAACTAAGATGTCGTCTCTAATCTGCAAGGCTTCAAAATTGTTGTACAAGTGGTCAATGTAGCCATTACCACCCAAAGCCTTGTAGCTGTTGTGCATGTTTTCGACTACATAGAACTCATCCTTAGTAGTAAATCCACGTCGGATAGCCCTGCGAATATCACGATCAAGGCGCATCCTCATCGTAACAAGGTGCGCATCGTCGTGTAGTTTTAGCTTTGCTTGTACTTCGTCAATTTTGGCGTTGTTCTCATCAGCAGTAATCTGGACATCTTTGATTTGTTTCTTGACATCGTTCAATTCAGAAATGATTTGGTCTGTCTGTTCCTTGGTCTTCTTTGGCATTTTATAACCCAACCAAGCCACGACAATCGGCGTGGCAACTGGTAGCACGTTCATGAAGAAATGCTCTGTTGATTGTAAGACGTCCATAGTTGCCCCCCGTTATTAGTTAGGTGTAACTGTTGTAGCAGAAGGTTCCGTTGCTGTAGGAGTTACGGTAGCTGTCGTAGAAACTGCAGCTGCTGGTGCGACAGTTGTAGGCTCATTTGGTGCTTTCGGTGCATTAAACTTCCAAGGCGCTAGAACACCATTCTGGTAAGGTGTTCCTTCAAGTTGAGCAAGGGTTTCTCCTTGATAAGTAAATGACTGATTTGTCTGAATCAAGATACGTTTACCTTCTCCATTGATTTCAATGTGGTTAGGGTCTTCGATTGCAAAGATTGCACCTGGTTCGTAAACTTTGCCAACTTCAGCAAGTGGGAATAGTTCAACCATTTCTTTGTAGGTCGTACCGTAAGAGACTTTTTCACCCATAATCGAATCTTGAGCCATCACACGTACTACTTTATTAATGCGATTTGCGAGTGCTTCAAGCTCATTTTGCTTCGTTTCTGTTTGAGTTGCTTTCTGCTCAGTCTCAGCCAATTTCTGCTCTGCTTCTTGAAGTTTAGCTTGTGTTTCTTGCAGTTTAGCTTGTGCTTGCACAATAGCGCTTGTTGGGTCAAGTTCTGCACGAACTTGCTCTAGGACTGCTTGGATGATTTTTTCATCAGAGTCGCCTTGGTGGTCTCCGTCAAGTTCACGAGTGTAATACGTGAAAGGTTGCTCCTTACGAATAGTCACTACTGTTTTGTCAACTCGAAAAAGTTTGTTTTCTACTAAAAATTCCATGTTATTTACTTCTTTCTATAATTTATTTTTTTATCCACATAAAAATATTGCAATAATTTTGATATGAAGGCGTCGTAACAGAAACATAGCATGAACCGTCTTTGTGTTCAAAATACACTTCTGAAGCAAAGAATGAACCTGCAGGAGAATTGTTTTTGTATTGAGATACTATCATATCGCTTCTACCATAAAGGGCAGGTAGCGCATCCTTCTCACCATTACGTTTAGCGGGTAAAAGTGACGTAGGTATTTTGAAAGCTTTTTTATAGTTGTAACTAAATTCTGGTTTATTATTTAGTGATTCTCCTTCGATTGCATATTTCAAAATTACGACATTACCAATGACGAAAATTTTATTGTCGTCTTCAAAAGCGAATTTAGATGGTCTTACGCCACTCTCAAATTCCAAAGGAATGACTCTCATATCCAGCCTGGGCAACACCTGCCAACTTCCCCAAACACCATTGACTTTGGTTCTAACCGCAGTAAATGTATTTGCGTTGTCTACTGCTTGCTGCATGACGTTCTGACCGTCCATTTTCGTTACAGTCACATATAGCGGAGAACGTGAACCCTTTGGTGAATTTGTCAGCCCTGCTCCTGTATACATGCCTGATTCCACATAGCTATCCCAATTTCCTGTGGCAGTTTTAGCACTGCCATTATCATTTGTCAGCTTGGTTAGTTGAGCATTATTCCATCTATTCTTATCCACACTTGATACGTGAATAGTCGAGTTTTGCGAATGAGAATTAAATTCACTCTTGCTCGCTTGTTCAACATTGGCCACATTCCCTAGACCAACCTGAGTTTTGGTAACACCGTGAGGGTTGTTCCTGTTCCCTGTGTGGTCTGTCAACGCACGACCATCTGCCTTACTATTCCAAGAGGTTCTCTCTTGTTGAGTAATGTGCTTAGTCGTGTCTCTTGAATGAGCGTCAAAATCGGCTTTGCTGGCTTGTTCTACGTTCGTGACATTTGCTAGACCAACTTGGGATTTCGTCACTCCATGCGGATTATTACGATTGGTAGCGTGAGCGTCGAACTCCCGCTTGCTAGCCTGTTCCACATTTGTCACGTTTCCCAATCCTACCTGTGTCTTTGTAACACCATGAGGGTTGTTATGGTTGTTCGAATGGGCTTGAAAATCAATTTTACTTGCTTGCTCAACATTCGTAACATTCCCTAGCCCTACTTGTTCTTTCGTGACACCATGCGGATTGTTCCTGTTGTTGATGTGACCAGTTAAGTCTGATTGATTCGCTTTATTTGTTGTTTGATTACCGATAATCGCTTCTAGGCCATCGATGTCTGCAACTTTGTGACGATGGGTTGCGTCAGCTTTATTCTCCCAACGTTGCGCATCCTCTGCTCCAATGATATCCCTTGATCTCCAAGTTTTAACCATCTGTTAGCACCTCCAATTTATACTTGAACCGTGTCGTTGTCTCGATCGGAACGTATACATCTATCACAGATAGAACAATGTCTGATACATCTAACAACTCCACTTTCGTGACCTCTCTTACTGAATCTGGTATTAAAAATTCTACAAAAACAAATTGTCTATCTCGTCTTTTTTGGATTGAAACAATTTGATTGCTATTTAATCTAGCTTTGCTTATTTTAGCCAATACAGTATCAGTAATCGAGGTAAATAATGTTTCTTTAATCACTAAAAATAACCTCTTCTTCTACTCCTTCGTATTCAAGAGCTGTCACTCCTACAACTGCATAACCGACTCTAGCAAAGTCTACTGAGGTCTTAAATAGTCGCTCTTTCAACTGGACACGCTCTGTTACAGTTGGGATATGCGTATATACCATGTTCGCTGGTTTGATTGCGTTGATAAAAACAACTGATTCTCTGAAAAGTCCGCTCGTTTCTGCACCAGACTCAATCAGTAAGACCTGATTAGCAAAATCTACTGAAGCTTTGTACTTTCCTTTTCCGAAAAGGTCGTCCAATTTGCGAATTAAAAACCACCATGAAAATGGTGGCCTCATATTGATCCGCAACAAAACACGCTCTCTTCTCCACTCTAACGTATCGTCAGCGTGAGCAACAATGCCATAGACTTCCTCAAATTTCGTCAAGGTAGGTACATCGCAAAGCATAATGAACTGATTCTTGATGAACTGCTCTAACGAGATAGTCCCGTCTTTAAACAAAGCGTTCTCGACCCGAACCAGTTCTTTCATATCTTTGACGCCTTCGTAGTAATCTGGAACGTATTCAGATAAATTTACTTCTTTGACCATTAAACAACCCTCACTGTTCCTTTATACGGCAATTGTTGTAATTGACCTGTGAAAACAAGTGCTAGATCAGCTTCAAGGTTGTTCAATTTCATCTTATCAACGTTTGCGATGCCGTTAATAGTAAGTAGCTTGGCCATTAACTGCGAGCGATAGATTTTCATGCTGTAGGTATTGATATCTGAGTATTGCGCCCAGTTCTTTCTCAAATCCAAGAAATACTGGTCTAGGGCCTTGTCTACCAGTTCTTTTACTTGATTTAGCTGATATCCTGTCATCAACTCAAGTTTAAACTCAATATCAATCGGGAAGCGTGTCGCAGTCGTAACCGTCACACGATGATTGATAGGAGCAAGTCCGACTCCTTTTCCAGTATATTCTAGTGGATCCAGAACATTTTGCACCTTCTTGATTGTCTCAGTAGATGCCAAGTTTAAGTCGTTATCTAAAATAACCACTTTGACCGTTCCTGAGCCGTTCCAAACTGGATAGACCTGAACTGCGCCAACACCGTCGATTTCACGGACGCGCTGAATATACTCAATGAAGTTACCTCCAAAAGGCTTCTCATTAACGTAAACCAAGAAACGCTTCCGCAATTCATCATCGGTTTCTTCATCTTGCCCAGACGTAACGATTTCCCCTAAGACTGCAGTAGCAAGGTTTCTGTAGTTCTCCAAAGGCAAGATATTTCCATAGTAGCGATTTCCGACAACACCAGTTGTCTCACACTCTACTTCATACTTACCTACTACATCTGTTGCACGAACGACCTTATAGATGATTGCTGCTTCATCAAGAGTTGCAAAACGAGAACCTAAAGCGATTGGTATACCTTCTTTTCTCTCGTTTTTAAACTCCGCAAAGCGTACCGCTTTTTTTGACGGATAACGATGTAGACCGAACTCTTCTACCTTATAGTCTAAGTATTGACCAATAGCAGTCTGTGGGAATGTATCTAGCAGTAGATTCTTCAACTGCAGATAAAAACCAGCTAACTCGTAACAAGCAGGCGCCAATGCGTCATAGATGATAGAACCCTCCCGTGTATCAATATTTTCATTGACACGAGAAAGAGCGTCATTCATCAGATAATCAAACGTGTATTTTTCTAAGAAATCACCTATCATTAATCAGCGTCACCTCCTTTTCAACTTTAAATAAACCAGATATGGTATGGACTTCAAAGACACAAAGCAAGCTGTCTTTGGTTTGTTGCTCGATGAAGAAATTTTGGACACTTTTAATTCTTGTATCAACTAACAAGGCTTGAGAAATTGTTCTCTCAAGGTCAGCTTTTACAAAATCATAAGGCTTTCCAATCAAGCGCTCCAATTCCACTCCATAGTTCGAAGAGTAAATAACCCACTCAAACCGTTCTGTAAGCAAAATCTTTTCAACTGCTTGCCTCATGGCCTCTAATCCATCTATATATCCATGTATTCTGCCATTTTTCACTTGATAAGTGTAGGATGGCAAAACAACTTCTTCAATGTTTCGTATATCTACCATCTTCACTCCATCCTTTGTAAAACGTAGTATAATTGCCCGTTCTGGGCTTTAATCATTAAGACTTTGTCTCCTGCTTCAAGATCACGAAAAACAATCCATCTCTTGTTGTCCCCTTCAGTATCTCCAGTGCGTAGTTCTTTAACCATCGGACTTAAAACTAAAAAGGACTCAGGAATTTCAAGTTTATTATTAACCTTGATTATTAGAGGGGAAACAGATGTGACAGAGCCAAAAACAATGTCTGTTCTGTCTGTCCCATCATCTACTCCTTGCGCCAAAAGGCGTGCCAATAACTCTCCTGCCATTATTCCAGTGTCCTCAATTCTAAATCCATTGTATGCACCTTGTCCCACTTGTGGGTACATTTAGAGATGATGCCAAGACTGTTCTTCTTAATCCCTTCAGACTCTAAATCAGCAAAATCCAGTACAACACTGTTTCCTGCGCTGATACCAAGATGTCCTAAACAAGGGACTTTAAAAGTCTTTTTAGGATGATTTTTAGCTTTCAATAAGAGTTCAGCCTTCTGTTGAATCTGACTCTCATTCATCTTTTCATCCACTTTTTCGTGGTACTGCAGCTTACCCCAAAGAGCAACATTCTTCGAGTCCTTCACTACATAAACTTCACGCTTCTTACTCTGCTTGTTATCTTTAGTCAGCTTCACATAGTTGAAACTATCATCGATAGAGCCTTCATAGTCAAAGTCTTTAGCTACGCTATCATCACCAATCACTAAGTCAGTAATCAGCGAATTTAAGGCTATATGTTCGACTGTACCAAAGTTATCCCTGATGATGTACCACATGCCACCATGAATCAATGTTAAGTCCAAGGCGTTCTGGATCATCGCAAAATAAGTTTTTTTATCCTCGATTTTCTCAGGACACGTCCAGTTACCTTCATCAACAACTTTGTACTCAAGTTCTGATATTTCACAAATCTTACTGAAGATTTCATGACTTTTAGAGGCTTCAAACACGATTGTGTCAGTATTTTTCAGATACCTCATTCTGTCATAAGCGGTAACCGACCATTTCTTGGCTGATTTCCGCTTTTTCTTGAAAACTTTGCCGTAAAAAATGCCCTTATCATCCACCTTGAAGCGAATAACATCCCCAAAGTTACAAGCAACCTGCGAGTCTATAATCATATCAAACTCAAGTTTTCCTGGCTGAAAATCAATGCTGGTTTCCCATTTGACGCCACCTACCAACTCAGTGATATCAAAGACTTTACCGTCATTCACGTCTTGAATTAGAAATTCCATCATAGGACTTGCACCGAATCAGCAGTAACCCAACCACGCCAACCACCATCCAACATGGTAACGTGATAAGGATGTGACCCTTTCATATTGATATAATTGACAAGCCTAGTTGCATTTGACTCAGTTTGACCCGGGCCTTCTCCGTAGCTATCTCTATGCAGTTGCCCATTAACAAGAACTTTAGCACCGATAGTCACTTCTTTCTTAGTTGAGGGGGCTTGCTCTTTCTGAGGCTGACTAGCTTTCTTCTCCTCTGATACCTTCTTTTCGATTTTTACAAACCGAGCCTTGGCCATCTTGTACTCTTTGAAAGTGATGTCATAGTAAACATCCTCATGAATACCAGCTTTTCTTTGTTGCTCGAAACTCTCAACTGTCGCAAGCATATTGATACCCACGCCAGAGATAATCAAGCGACAAGGTTCTTTCCCGTCCATGATTTTCTTTAAGAGTCGGACATAAGTTTCAGGCGTTCCTGATTTATTCAGGACATAAGAGCGGAAAGTGTCTCTAGGGAAGAATGAAGTGAAAGTAACCTCAGAGAGTTTAGGAAAACTCATCTGGGTTATTTCTCCTAGCGCAATGCTCGTTGTTGACTCGTTATTGGCGCTATTTTTTGTTTTCAGTTCTTCGGGATTGACAGGAAGTTGTGTGACCTGACCTTTGTACTCTACGAAAATACCAATCGCCATTTCTTTCTACCTCCTACGCAATTCCTAGGTCGCTATTGACCAAACCGACAATCTTATCTTCAATCTTACCAACTAAATCATTGATATCCTGTTCAGTAGCACTGTTTTTAGACTCGTAATTGACACTAACTTGAGGTGTTAAAACTTGGTAATCAATGATGTACTTACGTTCTGCAACATCACGCATCATCTTGATATCTTCGTCTTTCAGCTTGACTTCATCTTCAATCTTACCGACGTTACCAATGTTCTTGCCTTTGCCTAGCTTGTCGCCAAGGCCTTTGCCACCTACACCACCGTCTGGAGCACCTGCTCCTGCTGGTGTTTGGTTCGCTTGGTCAAATTTAGAAGCAAGTTCGTCTTGAGCTTTCATCTTATCAGCGAAACCTTGCATAGCATCACCAATACCTTGACCAAAAGCCTTAGTACCACTAAAAGCATTACCAGCAGTTGAGAAAGGATTTTTCATACCATCCCACAAACCACCTGGAGTTATCATGTTAGCACGCATGCCATCAAAAGATTCATAATCATCAGGAGCCTCTCCTGGATTAAACATCTCTCCCATAGCACGAATACCATTGGCAAAACTACCGTCATTAGACATGTAGCCCATTTCACCAACCTCTCCTATTTTAGGAGCACCTGGGATTTTATTTATTGCTTTTATAATCCAGTTAATAGCCTTAATAGCCATATTGGCACCTGCTATAAAAGCATTACCGATAGATTGTGCTACATTGACTACCCCATCAACAAACGTAGCAAAATAATCTAATACAGTTCGAACAAGATTATAAAATAACTTTCTGATGGAATATACCGGGTGTTTAAAGACATTTCTCAAAAATTCTGCAACTGCTAAACCAATATTGTAAATACCTATGAAGAGATTCACAATCGGTGCAATCATATACATTACAAGATTGATAACGAACATAATGACGTCATAAACTACCGTTCCGACAAAGACAAAGGCTGCAACGATAGCAGCCGCAACATCTAAGAATGAAATCCCCATAGCATTTAAAGCCATACCGATTAATAGCGCAATTCCAATTACACCTATCAATATTAGCATCAGCAAAGCCCAAGGAGCTCCTGCCATCAAACCTGCTACAAACATTGCAACACCTGCTATAAGAGCAACCGCTGCAAGAAGTGTTAATGCGGTCATAACTATATTGATGTTCTCAGTAACCCAGTCCCAGCCTGCAACAAAGAGATTAAAGAGCCATAGCGCTATCTGGCCAATCGCAAACATAGCGGTCTCTAAACCTGCCATGAAGTTCTGTCCAGCGGTACTGTTAATGAACTCTTGCCACGCTTGAATTAAAGGCTGAAATGCGTATGAAGCTACGTTACCAACCTGAGTCATCATGTCGGCAAAGGTCATCGGCATTTTAGCAAATTCAGCGTTTGTTTCAACTGCTGAACCAAGCAAAGCGTTCTTAAGAGTATCTCCGGTTAATTGGCCATCTTTAGCCATTTCCCTCAATTGACCAACGCTGACACCAAGGTGTCTAGCTAGTTTTTGAGCGACAAGCGGAGCGTTCTCCATCATAGAGTTAAACTCATCACCACGAAGAACCCCTGAAGCAAGCGCCTGTGTGATTTGAAGCGTCCCTGCTTTTTGTTGCTCTAAGCTTGCACCACCGATTTTATACAGTTTGTTCAACTGTTCAGCGAATGCAATAGCTTCATCATTGCTTTTAAAGGCTTCTCCAGCTTGTGAGCGTAGTTTGGCCACTGAGTCTGCCATGATACCGAAACCAGTCCTTGAGCGTTGTGCTGCTGCCATGATGCCATCTTTAAGTTCTTGACCAGTCCTTGTTCCGTCTTCTATCGTCTTGAGCCGTGCCATGGTTTGGATATACTCATCGCCTGATTTAATCAGACCACTCATCATTTCTTTTAACTGCTTCAAGGCTTGAATAGCCACCATAAAATTCAAAGCACGAGAAATAGAAGTCATTCGACCAAGCATGGATGTAGCAGTGCCTAAGCCACCAATAAGTGGCCCAGTTGAAGGAAGTTTAGGAGCGATAGGTGCCGCCATTTGAGTCGCTACAGGACTAGTAGCTTTAGGCGCAGTTAAATTCTTAGGCATATCTGTTTTGACCTTGATCGTTGCAGTTTGCGTCATCTTCTTGACACGTCTATCCAACTCGCTAAACTTTCCGATAGTTCGGTCGATTGTATTATTAATACTGTTCAATGAACTAGAAAATTTATCTTTAAGAGTTAGTGTTTGCGTTAATGTAGCCATCTTCTACCGTCTCCTCCTTCCTCTACTTTTTCTTTCCATTTCTTTCTGTTCCTTTTCTTCTGCCTCTACTCGGATATCGATAAAGGCAAAAATCAAGGCTTTTTCACGCTTGGACAAGCTATCCAAGAAGGACGGAGTCCAGTTGAATTGATGCAAACAGTAGTAAGCATAACTCAACTCTGCGTCCCCGTCCTCTAGTCGTTTTTTGCTTCTTCAACAAGATCATTGATATCTTCATCAAAGCCGTTAAGCGACTGAATTTCTTGCATAAGTCGATTGTATTCCCCAATCTTCAACATAGTTTTCAAGGTTGCTGCTTCATCTCCAACTGTGTGATAAGACTCTTGTAGTTGAGCATCTTTTAAGTCTGGGGTAACAACGCAGGCTACCATCAATGAGTCAATGTATCTTTCATTGTTAAACTCAGGAATAGTCACACCTTGACGATTTTTCTTCTTGATTGTTGCACGTTTCTTCAACGTATCGTTTAAGCTTTCGTCAATACTACGAATAACAAAAGGAGATTTGAAGCGTTCTAGTGTCACTTCTTTAGTTTCATCTCGTTGAACGTTTTCTAGTAAAAAGTCTGAAATTGCCATTTATCTGTCCTCTTTCTAACCTAATTTAGGCGCATTAAATTTTTCCAAGATATCCACATCTTCAAAAGTAAAGTTGACTTCTTCTTCCAAGAAATCCTCCTCGACTTTTAGTTGACCCATCACAACTTCATCAAGGTTACATTCACGCAAGATAGTTGTTTGACGACCGATTGAACTTGTCGCATCGTCATTTGTCACTTGGATATCAAAGAATGTATCACGACCATTCTTCATGTAGTCCAACATCATTTCCTTGAATGTTGAAGTGACACCGTAGATGGTCATTTTACCTTCACCCTTGAAACCAGTCGCTTTTACTTGCGTACCACGTTTGTTAAGGGTGCGGACTTCTTCTTTGTTTTTCTTAACTGTCGCTTCAAGTTCCTTGATATAGAACATGAACTCATTTTTTCCGTCGATGTGAATAAAAGCGGTACCTTCCTGACCGCTGATTACGTCACGACCTTTTAAAAAAGCCATACTGTCTCCTTTCCTACTCTACTGTAACTGTCATGTACAGTTTTTCCATGCTGTCTACAGGTTTCACTTTAACGTTAACCACTACAGACTCTTTCAACTCACCACGTAGCACCTCGATGTCTTCAACTTTGAAATCTTCGATAGCACCACGAGCTTCAAGGTCTTTGAAGTACCGAATACGGTTCGCTTTGAACGCTTGACGTCCATCTTCGTTGTTGCTTACTTTACCAAGGAAATACTCAGAGAAAGCATAACGAGTATCATTCACGATATCGTCCAAGGTGCGCAAAATACGGTTCTTACGGAAGTCTTGGTTCTTTTCAATCGTAAAGCTAACGTGTGAGTTGATATCTTGTTCAACTACTGCACGACCACGACGAGCAGTAAAGACAAACTGCCCTTTCAAGAGCGCATCTTCTGTCTCTGTATGGCTCAAGCGACCCACAACATCAACAGAGTCTTCGTACTTCTCATAAGTCAATGATTTTTCAACACCAGCATTTGCGCTGGCTGCTGCAACCCATACAGTCGCTTTCGTCTTATCAATAACCGTCTTATCAGACAAGATAACACCGTTTTTAACGTTGATGACTGCTTCACTGTCTGCGTCAGAGTCCGCAACAACCAATTGGGCGCCAAGCCCTTCATCTTCACGCATACGTTTGATGAAGTTGATAGCCGCCTTCTTGATAGAAGCGTCTTCTACTGGCAAGGCCATATAGTTAAATTCAACTGTTTCAAGTGCTTTGAAGTATTCTGAGTAATCTTGGGTAGATACTGTTCCGTCAGTACCGCCAGTCAATTTAGCGCCAGCCACTGCTTGCAGTACGCCTGTTCCTGAAAACTCAACTAGATCATTGTTTTTCAAATCAGCCAAGACTTTTACAGTTTGCGAGTCCATAACCACCGTATCAAGGAATGTGACAACATCAAATGAACTTGGGTCGTCTACGTTTGTTTTGACTGTTACTGTGATGTCATTCCCACGGACACCGCTATATTTAGCTTGAGCCGTTACGTTGTCTGAAAGGCTTACGTTTGCCTTTTCGCCTGTATTTAGACGATAAAGCAAGACTTCACTCACACGTTTGAATGCTTCATTCAGCAACAAAAGCTGTGGGCTTTCTTGCTCATAACCTAGCTTCTTAAATAGGTCTTCACCACGTCGGATTTTCATCAATTTCTTTGATTGACCGAAACTGAGTGCCAACGGTACTGTTACGACACCATCGCCACCTAGGCGAGTCATTGCGATGTCTTTTGATTTGACGTTGATGTAAGCACCTGGTCTTACTTTATTTTGGCGTTTCCAAATTCCACCTGCCATTAGTTAATCTTCCTTCCTAGTTCGTACTCTAGTTTTGCTCTTGCTTCTTCCAAACTATAAGACTCTTCTGGGTCTAAAATAGCCCCCAAAATGTCTTTTTCTCCGTTTGTAAAAGTGCTACTTTCCAAAATGTCCGCAGTAGGGAACACAATTCCGTCTACATTATCCATCTTTTACCTCTTCTTTCACTTTCAATTCACGTTGTTTGATATCTTCCTCTTCTAACTTCAAGCGTGTGCTTGCGTTAAAAATACAATGCAGAACGTTGTCAACCACTTCATACTGACGGTCAAATAAATGAATCGTCGGCAAGTGTAAGAGTTTATAACTCAATTCTTCCTGCATTGCTAAACACTCACTACGTTTTTTCTTAGGAGGAAAATAAGACAAATCCACTTTAGAACGTACTTTCACATACTTATTGGCCTCTGGAGTGTACTTAGTATCAACCACATGGATAAAAAAACAAGGCTCTTTAAAACCTTGCTCTACTTCATCCAGATAAATCCTGATGTCAGGATATAACCCCTTAATGTGACTAACTAACTCCTCGACTAACCGAAAGCCTTTATTTGCCATTTCCTAACACTACCTTTCTCATAAAGCCATCATACTTATCACGGACACGTTTCTCCATATCATTTTTAGTATCTTCAACCGTTTTATGAAGGAAAAATTGCCCTGGAACAAAGCCGCCATTGACTGTCTTATGCCCGTACTCAACGTGTGGGGCATAGTAGACCTTGTTATAAACTTTCTGCTTATAAGTCCGACCAGATACTTCAACACGGCTTTTAGACCAGCCTTTTTGCAAAGTTCCGCCTTGTTTTCCATGAGCGCTTGCCCAAAATTTGACGTGTTTGCCATCTTTGGTTGTGAACTCAACCCAATGATCCGTATAAACACCAACAGGCGTTCTCTCTTTCACTTTGGAATTTAGTTCTGTACCTTCATAATTCAAGGTTTGCCTCATAAATCGGTCTACTTTCGCATGATTCGCATTCCTGTTGAAGTTGTTAGCAAACTTAGCGAAACTGCGGTAATCAAAACTGCCACTCATGATTTGCCCTCTAGCTTTATAGCAATTTCTTGATGTGACCAATACTCACCAATAGGCACATTAGATCGTGTAAACACTTTAACGTGCCCATTTCTATCAGTCACCTCAATCTTGCAACCTGCAGGAATATCATAGACAACAGAGCAAAAGAGTTTCATATCATAGCCGTTGGCTTGATAGTCGCTCCCGTTCGTTGAACTATTGCTCATTTGTGAAATCCTGCAAGGAATGTCCTCCAATAGCACGCTTTCTGACATACTGGTCAAACCGTCTATCTCTTGCTCTGCATAACCTTTAACCGTCATTTTACAGTCATACAAGCAATCAAAGACTGTCTTAGCATATTCGGTCATAGTAGCTTCCTAAAACGATTCAACTGACGCTTGTAGCGCTCAAGTGATGACGGCACTTGTTTCATTCGTTGAATCATTTCATAAGGACTAACCTTTTCGATTGTCGTATCACCCATTTTGATACTCTTAACTGAAAAGTCGTCTGCGTCGGCTTTTTCAGCAAGCACACTTTGCTCCTTGACCTTGTCTAGTAAGTCGTTGGTCATGTCTATCCATACATTCTCTAAACGTCCAGGCACACTGTCTTGGTGAATATAATTCAAAATCTCATTTTCTGCTTGGCTCAAAGCGTAGTGAAGAACTTCCATGTCTTTGAAATAATTATCCTGACGCATTTTCCGAACGCATGAGATCAAGTACATTGTGTTGTCTTGTTTCAATTCTTGAATCATATTCTGTTACCCAATCTATTTGCTAATTTTGTGTTTCAAAGCGATAATACCGATGTTCTTAGGCTCATAAACACGTTTCCAGTTCTTGAATTTAGCCAAGTCAGCGTTTGACGGAGTGATGTTTCCAGCATCCACTTCTGCGCCAGTCCATTTCACACCGTAAGGGTGCATAACAAGAGCACGACGAGTGTAAATCATGTCGTTGCCTTTAGCAGCTTCACGAGAAGTTTCGAATGTAGTCAACCCTGCTGGATTTCCTGTATTAAGACCGATTGAACCTGTTCGGAAAAGGTATGATGTATAGACATCTCCTGCTGGTGCAATGCCATCATCGATAATGACACGGTAACCAAGGTAGGTTGGGATGTTGATGGTCGCAGTTGTTGGCTGGATGTATTGAATCAAGTTGTCTTTTTGTAGTTTAGTGTAAACCGCAGAGTGCATAGCAATAGCAGTAACTTGATCAGCAGAATCTCCAAGCAATTGTTTGGCGTCCAGTACCATAGCTGCATCGATACCAGTAGACGCTTTTGATTGGTCTGATACGTGAGTTTCTTCAAGCGCACCTTTCTCGCCCGCAGTACCAGTCGCAAAGATACCATTCAAGGTAGCAATCAAGGCTTTTTGGTCTTCACGCAACCAGTAAGCACCGATACGGTTCAAGATAGCACGGACTGGGTCAGAACCAGCTACGATACCAGTCAATTCGTTAGCAGCCCAACCACGTCCACGATAAAGAACGCAGGCGATGTCTGCTCCAGCAGTGATTTTCCCAGTTTCTAGCGCTTTGTCGCCATTGCCTAGAACCTCAGAATCGCCAGTAAGGTCATTCCAGAAAGGCATGTTGACCAAAAGACCACCAGATGTAATGTTTTTAGAGACACGCTCATCTGATACTGCAATACCACTTTGTACAAAAGCAGATTTAGCAGCAGTGTATTGTTGCATGTAGGCATTGTACTGTTGAGGTGTAATCGTGTCTAGAATTTTTGTAATTTCATTAGCCATTAGTTATTTTCTCCTTGTTGTTCTAAAAATTGAGTTAGGTTAAAGTTAGGATTGCTCATAGCAGTTTCCCAATTCCCTAAATTAGCACCTTGCCCATCGCCTTGGTTTGGCGTATATTGGGCTTGTTTCTCCCCGTTAAAGAGATATGGACTCTTAGCACGCTGAGCCTCGATTTGCTCAGTCAAGCCAATCAATTTGCCATCTTTTACAGAGATTTCGTCTTTGTTTAAGATTTTTTCAAAAATTTCTGCGTCTCGAACGCCAGCTTTTGTCAATTCAGCATCGATTAAGCGAGATTTGTTCTCATCTGCTAGTTTCGTCTCAAGCGCTTCTGTATCTTGTTTGTACTTAGCTTGTAAGTCTGCTAGCTTTTGCTGAATATCTTCAACATCTGCGCCTTTTTTCTTCAAATCATTCAAGTCTTTATCACGTTGTGTCAGCTGTCCACGTACGCTCTCTAATTCGCTTTCTTTACTTGCCACATCATCCTTAAATTTTTGGACAGAAGCACCATACAAAGCGAAGACTTGAGAAATTTGGTCTTCAGTTAAGCCGATGTTTGCCAGTTGTTCTTTTTTCATTTTGAAAATCCTTTCCTCTACGCTAGGCTTTTTTAGGTGTTCTCCATCACCAGTCGCTCCGCTTTTATTAGGACTACGGACTTGTCCAATGTTTGAACCTTTTAACGCCATGTTCAGGGCATAAGAAAACCGTACGGGATTCCATACGGTTAGGTTATTTATTTTTCAATTGTTTCAGTTTCTTTCTGCATTCAATTCCGACTTTTAGAGTTGAAATGACTTCAAATAATTTAATTATTACGAACGAAATTAATGCAAAAAATATAATCCAACCAAATAAAATTGATACCCAATCCCAGATAAACATGTCTTTACTCCTTTCTAAGCATCGTTTTGAGGTTTAGCATTCTTTTCCACCCATTTTTTGAAAGCATCAAAAGTATTCATATTTCTAAGAGACAAATACTTTTCAACTTCTTCAATAGCTTCATCAACCTTATCATCATGAAAACAATAGCCGTTACCCGATAAACCAAAAATTTTATTTCGTTCTTTCTTATCAACAATCCATAACTCCTCACCATGCCAAGCGCTCTGTGGATCGTAACATTTCTTAGATTGTATCTCAAGACCGTTATTTTCAATCAATTCTATCAACTTTTTGTACTTGTTCATCAAATTCTCCTTTCTGGGTACGAAAAAAGCACTTAGATTTCTCTAGGTGCTTATTTATCTAATTGGTAAGCCTTTTGCGTAAGCTTCTTTAGCCTCCGCAAGTGTCATTTTATTTGGACCGCCATCGATATTTATAATACCTGTATTTTGCCAATGGCAGACGTCACAGATATCATAGTCCATAACTTCAGTTCCGCAAACAGGACAATGTAACCATAAATATCCATCAATTTCCCAAGTCTTTTGCGATTTCTCCATCGTAATACTCCCTTCCTAAGTCTGGTTTAAACATTGTATTTATTTTATGTACTTTAGGATTACCCAAAACATAGATATTGTTATCGATATCATAGCGCACTCGCCTAAGTTCCGTCTGATAACCTAATATCTTGTCCGAGGTCGGTTTTGATAACAAATCAGATGCCATTTTTTGATATTCTTCAATGGTTATATCGCCGAACTCTTTCCTATGACCTTTGAAATGTCCATTTAAAGATTTCTCAGTAGGAAACTTGGACTTTGTCCATCTGATGCGGTCTTTTAGCTCCTTGTATCCCTCAACATCATTATACTTCAAATCATAGAAGCCTGCAAATGTTTTGGGCATATTTTGCGAGCCTAAAACCTGCCTATAAGCTATGAACTGTTCCTTGGTTCTGCGGACTCTTTCCTTTTCCAATCGTTCGGCTTGTAGCTTGTCTTTGATAGCAGTTTGGCCATACTTATCAAGTTGCTGCTTTCGCCAATCCTTGAAGGTCTGACCACTTTCAACCTCATAGCCTTTTCCTGTTTCAATGTCTCTTGCATAGCGTTTCCCACCTTTTTCTAAGGCAGGAACCGTTGTACATCGACAGTGAGGGTGCATAGTAGGATAATTCACGCCCTTTTCTGCATCCTTAACAGGAAATACCTTGCCGTCCAACTCACCACAAATAGGGCATGTGTGAACCTCTAAGGTCGCCAGATACCTGTACTTCTTGATATTGTCGTCTTGGTATTCATCTAACGTTGCCTGAGCCTGAATGCCGTTTGTTTCCGTCTGTAAAACCGTCACTGCACGATTACGAGCACGTTCGAACTCAATTGCTAGAAGCTTACTGGACTGGTCTATCGGATAGCCTCGGTTTAAATCGTTGGTTACAAGCGATTCTACTCTACTAACCAATTCGTCCATATTGCTACCCCAAACACGCTCAGAGAACCGCTTGCCTTTGAAGTTTTCGTTGATTGCCTTTTGAAGATACTCTTCTTCTAGACGCTCAGGCTTGAAATTCGGTTCTCTTTTGGTCTGCTTATGGTAGTTGTAAGCACGATTTAAGTAAGTTTCTTGGTAGGTTTGTTTGAGATGTGTTTCTATTCGCTTGTTGATTTTGCCAGTCATTTCAGCGATATCCATCTCAACGCCAGCAAACAAGGCATCTGCATTTGTTTTGACCTTTATTGACCTTGACCACTCTGTTAAATCAGGGTGTTTCTTAACAAAGCCTGCAATCTCTTGCTTGGTTTTTAATTGGTCAGTCTTAGTCAGGGATAGCAAATAAAACGGTAGTAAATCACTACGATTTTTAGATACCCTCTCGAACGACTCTAAACGACCTGCAATGCGTTTTAGTGTTCTGCGGTATAAATCATCGATGTAGTCTATTATCTCGCTGAGGTCGTCAATCTGAGCCAGCTCATATAGTAATCTATCTTTCTCTTCTCGGCTGAGGTCATCAAGAGATTCGACAAAGGCTATTTTCTCTTCTTTATTCAGTTTCCGACTCATGCTCTACCTCTTCCATGTCGTAGAGTTTTTCAGATTGTCCCTCTTGGTCAGCTTTCTGCAAGCGTAGTTCATCCTGCCAATCTTCTACAATTGGATTTGATTTAGCTACGTTCTCTCTTGATGTGATAGTTGCGAGAGTAGAAACCACTTGAGCCATTTCTGTATCGTTATTGATTGAATTACGTGTCCATGTTTGCTTGATTTTGAGTTTGTCGGATAACCCTAGATGTTTCAAAATCATCTTAACAAGCGTAGCATATCCACTTCTGAACTGGGTTTCCATGTTCCCAGCTTTTAACTCTAAAAGAGAGTATAGGAACTTCAAGGCAACGCCAGAACTGTTCCCTAGTTTATCTGTCTCAGGGTTAACCCCTTGACCACTGATAAAGATTTGTTTCTTGGTCCGCTCTAAAATCAGATTTCTCGCTTCGGTTGGAATATCAATCGCAATGGTTGTAACTCCCGACTGGTCTCCCATACCGTCGTTGTCCATCTTAATCATCTTGTAGCGTTTCAAATCTTCTAGAAACTCTTGCTTGTCCTGCCCACCGTAGTTTGTAAGAACAAAGATAACCTCTTGAACATCATCTGTATCATTGACAAATCCACTAAACACCTTGTCGTAAACATCAACTAGGTCTTTGATTGGTTTCAAGTCGTTGGTCTCTATTTCGTTATTCTTGAATGGAATAAAAGGAACAAGGCCAAAATCATGTTTGAAAGTGTTGTCGCTAGAGTGGTCTCCATTCATTGTATCAATCAAAGAGATTGCTTGGAATGTCTCTAATTCTTCCAGAGGCTTATTTTCTTCATGACGATAGAAAGAGCACTCTTTGTCGTTCCAATATTCGTAAACAGTGTAATTCTTACCGTCTGTTTCATCTATGCTAGAATAAACTCGCAGTACCCCAATCAACTTCTTATCCAGGGATTTTGAGTAGATTGGTATTACTTCTTTTGAGTCCACGCAAGCGTATCTAAACGAGTTATCACTAGCATCTTTCCAAACATGAAGCCAAGCGATGCCAGCATTTCCTGCATTCACACATAGTTGCTTGCTGATACGTTCATAATCGTCTCCTAAGACGTCCACAATCTTATCGTTAACGCTTTTATCGTCCACATCAAAGGTAGGTGGATAGGTCAACGCATAAGCCTTTTTCTGGTCAAGCAATAACTGGTGCCAGTTGTGACTAATACGGTTGTCAGCATTACGAAACGCATTATCTTCTGCTTTCGCTTCATTCTCAGCGCCTTTCTTATCGGCAGGCTTACGCTTTCGTTTAATATCATTCTCGTTACGATAGTATTTCTCGGCTTCAGCTGCTTGTGAGACAAACTTTCCATGTTTGACCATCTGCGACGAGATTATATTTTTAATTACTTCTATTTCCAAACAGTCATACCTCCTGACTTGAATAATACTGTATAGCAGAAATAACGTAGGGCGTCCATTGCGTGGTCGAACTGTTTGATAGGCTTGTCCTCGCCGTTTGCTGAGGCTTTCTCGTCCCAAACATAAGCATGGAACTCTTTCAGCGTATTCACACAACTCTCATGTACTGCTATTTTCTCTTGGCCTAGCATAGAGCCAACAAAACGAATGCCTTCAAGGACATTATTTCTAGCTTTTTTGATTTTATATCCTCTCTTCTTCAATTCAGCAATGAATGAAGCAGCAGACGGGTCAATAATGATTCGTTCGATGTTCGTATCTCCTAACCAAGCAGTTAAATCATCAGCATACTCAGCATTAGTTTTCTGTACGTTCTCGTCACGACCTGAGTAATAATATTCCCTTGTCAAGTAATACTTGCCATTGATGTCTTTTTCCCATAAAAGAAAAACGGTCGCATTCTGCGTACCGTAGTCGACCGAAACATATTTGCCCAGTTTACTCATTTCTGGCAAGGTTGATACAACATGCTTATCCTTACTGAACATATCGTAGACAATACCTTCTGCAACCGTCCAAAGACCTTGGATGTAGCGCTGATAGAAAACACCTTGATATTGGCTTCTGTAACGCTTCTTGATGTTCTCTGAAAGAGAAAGGTTGTCGTCCATATCAAAATGCAGATAAAGCATATTCTTTGTTTCTGCCTTATCTATCCAGTTGACTTTAAACCAATGATAAGGCCCGTCTGGGTTGCAGTTAAACCACCACTTGGAGCCTGTAACAGAGCAACGCCCTGTGCCCTGGTTAACAAAGGATTCAGGCATAAGCGCTACTTCATCGAAAAAGATACCTGCCAGCGTTAAACCTTGAATAAGATCCTGTGAACTCTCGTCCTTACCACCAAAGATATAGAAATCATTCGACACGTCGCCTTTTGTGATTTCTATCAGGTTATCTGTCCGATGATAAACGTAGCTAAAACCTCTTGACTGTATCATGACCAATAACAGTTTCAGGACGTTACGATTAAAAGAACCGATTGTCTTTCCGCACATCGCAAAGTTCTGATGGTTGAATGACGTCATCGCCCAGATAACGAAAGCTAGACTCATAGAGACAGTCTTACCAGAACGGATAGCACCATCTGCGATAATACCTTCCGACTCATGACTTGGAGAGTTCCAAAGCCACCAAGTTAGCACCTTATTCTGCTTTCTGCTAAAAGGTTGAAAGTCGAATGTACTGGTCTTTATTTTTCTTCTCGCCACGTTTCTTCGACTATCCCTTCTAATGCTTTGATAAAACCATCATCATGTACGTTTTCTGGCTCGTCTTCAGATAGTTTAGACTTCATTACCTCAATTCTCAATCGTTGTTCCTCAGTAACGAGAGGGGAACGTGTGAGCTCGTCGTAGGTTTTAATCATGCTTTTAAGCTCTGACTGAGCTCTTGACATTGCAGCTAATGCCTTACCTTGCTTATCCCATGCTGTGTGGATTTCATAATTTTCTCCACCTTTAGCTGTACTAGCAATCAGCATAGTGGTAGTATCCTCAACGTCCTGAACGTACAGAATGCGCTGGGCATGCAAAAGATTAGCATAGGTCAGCGTAATATTTTCCCAAAGGATGTCAATAGGAGACATGGCCCTGACTTCATCCACAAGCTCAGAGATACCCTCAGGGAGAAACCGTCTCCTTAAGCCGTGAGTCACAGCGTTTGAATTCCCTTTAGGGGCTCCGTGACCTACAGCGTTCTTATTTCCTTTTGGAGCTCCCCTTGGATTTTTGGAACGTTCCGTATTTTTCTTTTGGAGCGTTCCTTTTACTTTATGGTCCCATCCATCTTTACTTTTCCAACCTCGGACAGTGCCAGCTGAAACACCCAATCGCTCAGCAATCTCAATCAGCTCAATGTTTCCATTATTCTCTGAATAGATTTCAAATGCTTTGTCTCGGTTGGGGTCTCTTGCTCTACCCAAGACTAAACCTCCTGTATTTGTTTGTTTGGAAAATAAAAAAGCCACACGATGTGTGACCTTTTCAAGACCTCTCACTGCGAATTAAAATCGCAATTGGAACGACAGGATTCGAACCTGTGACATCATCTGTCTACCATATATCCATTAACCAGCATGAGACTACTGCTTTAAGCGAGTGACTTTCGATAACTTATAGTTTATTATCTTGTCCACAAATATTCCTACTTGTATCACTCATGCACGATTGGTTAGACCAATCACTTCTTACATCGCAAACTACTAAGCCATTTTTCAATTAACGAAGACCCCGCTAAAAGTCTAAGCTGCTTTACTCTTTGACTTTACTCTCATCCTTGCGAGACTTGAGTAGGCAATCTAATTGCCGAAGTGCACTTTCGTTTACGACGGGCGATGACTTTTGCTTTTTTTGAGTTTTTTCTATCTTGAATAGCCTTAAAATATAAAAATCATCTTTCATCTATCACAGACACGCATCGCCATGTGTTTCATTCTCTTTTGAAGAACAAAATG